AAGCAGTTGTAGTCGCTCCCATAGTTGCAGAACTTGTGAATAAAGCAAGTTTAAAAGCGTTACCATTAGTTGCAAAATTATGTGTTGCCGTTAAGAGTTCTTTTTTAAAACTTGTAGTTAATGTTGATGTGATAGCCATATTTATATCCTTTTTACAATTTTAGCTACGTCTTCCTCTCCAGCCTTCATAAGCTCTTGAATTAATGTAGCCTTATAAGATTTTATAGCATTATGTATATAAATCAAACTAACTTGATATATCAAATCTTTGTAAGCTCTAGCTTGTTCTTTTATGTAAGGATCTTCACTATCGCTTGAGCTTACAATCTTTTCTGTAAGTCTTTCTGCCCAGAACTCTGGTGGATGACCTCCATAATTACTTGTTTTAGCCTCTATAAGGCCCAAGCCTGGCATACCCGCTGGAGTTACTTCATCTACCATTTTTTAGGCTCTACTGGTTTTAGGTGAGAATCATGCCTATCTATAAGTACAGGCTCTTGTTCTTGTTTTACTATTTCTAGATCGTTTATACGTTCTAATTTAATTCCATCTTCATCTACCAAAATAATGTAAGGATTTTTTAACCTATGATAACCGTATAGTTTTTGCTCTGCTGGTACGTCTGTATCTAATAATCCAGAAGTATGTGCGACTTCAACTTGCATACCAGCAGATATACATTTACTAAGCCAGAACTCTACACAAGCCCTTCCTGCTTCGGCAAAATGTAAATTACCTTTATAAGAAAAATCTACTCCAAATAATTTTAAATTAGCAACTTCATTCCAGTAAGCAAAAGCAACTGCGTAAGCAACAGTATTGTTTAAATAATGACAATTAGAATAAGAAACCACTTCTTCTAAAGGGAACTCAACTAAACCAGGACAACGATCATCTAATTCACAAGTGTATATTGGACCTTCATGATTTTTTAAAAGATCTGCCATACTTTCAGTTTGACCGCCGGCATCATCTGTATCTAAAAATCTAGATGCTGGATCCATCATAAAAACTCTATCATGATAAATAACAGAACCTACACCATTTATAGCCCATACTTCATCAAAGTGTACTCCGTGGGATTTTGCTAAGTTGTAATCAAACCAACTTTTACCCATACCCACAATAGCAACAGTCTTGCCTTTAAGACTTTTGATTTTTTTCATTTACTCTCCTTATTTTACGAAACAGAAGTTCGTAAAGCATCATAACGGTATTCGTCTCTTCTTCCTCTTGCTTCTGCTTGATTCTTTAATCTTAAAACTTCTAAATTAAATCTTTGCTCATATAATTGCATTAAGTCTGCGTCACCTTTCATAAACGTATAAGCTTCTATTAAAGCACCATAAAGCAAACCGTTTCTAGCGTTGTTAGATAACCAAGTTCCTGTAGTGTCTACAGTCAAACTACTTGGTTTATATAAATAATGTAACTCAACTGTATAATTATTATCAGGCACAGGAGCTACTATTAAAGTAGATCCATTATTTGATGCCGTTGATAGTTCTTTATCAAAATCAGCGTAGTACAAAGGCTTTCCTCTTGCAGAAGTATCAGTAGGATCTGCATCAAACTCTCTCATAAATGTAGTGTGTTTCTTATCTAAATACTGGTATGCACCTTCGCTATCTATTAATGCTAAAGAAAAACTTAATTCAAAGTCTGTTGGAGTTGTTAAATAGGTATTACCAGTTGTTAAAAATCCAGTAACATTTTTTCTAAAATAATCTAATTGTATTAGTTCAAATAATCTATCTTCAGCGTTAATAATAAAATCATTTAAGTTAGCAACAAAAGTTGTCTCCTCATTTTCTACATAATTTTGTATTAAAGTTTTTAGTTCAGCTAATGTCATATTTTTATTATAAATGTAAAACCTTTAACTATGTCAAGGCGTGTTGGCTGTCCCGCCCATTCCACTATGGTTAGTACAATAATAATATAATGTTGGCGCTCCAGAAGCTACGGTTATTTGTGTGTAAGCCCCTGAACTGCCTGGTGTGCCGTTTGTTGTAACTCCTGTTGTGTATTCTGATCCTCCTGCATGCGTTCCATTTGCTGTTGTTGAAAATCTTAGCGGGTGAGTGCTATTACTGCTATCGGATTGATCAAATTTATATGTTTGGCCTTCCGTTAAGTTTAAGGTAGGACTAACAGATCCATCTATATAAAATTTGTTGCCTGTTCCATAAGAGTTTGTTCCTGTAGCTACAGTTGTTGTGTAAGTTGTAACCGTTGTAGTATTTACAGATACTGTTCCTAAAGATGCTGTACTCGATAAGCCTGTTACTGTCTCATCGACTGATATGTCTCCAGTAACTGAAACGCTACCTAAATTAGATGTAGCACTAACACCGTCTAGTACAGCCACATTAGCAGGAACATCTTGAGTAGTTGTTACCTCACCAACAGAACCTACAGCAGAAACACCTTTAAAGTTTGACCCAAGGGTATTTGGATCCATAGAGTTTCCTTTTGTTATATCGGTATAAGTTACTACAACAAAGCCTTCTCCTACTTCTTTATCATTATTAGGTCTGGGTCTGTATAGGGCTTCAGGATCTGCTTTAACCGTTAAAGGTTCTAACTGAGGATGTTTAGGTTCATAACAACTTGAACAAACCTTCAAGCCATTCCATTCTTTTTTTAGTTCATTAAGATTGTACTCAAAAGCACAACGATCACATAATGCTTTAGCGAATTTACCAACCGCATAAGCCATATTAATTCATCCTTAAATTAGGTCTTATCCTAAAAGATGCTCTATCTTCATCCTGGTCTGCTGCTCTCCTAAACTCTTCTTCGTATATAGCTTTAAGTTGCGGGGTGAGTTGAGGAGACTTCTTTAGCGACAAATAATATGCCAACCCCGCAACAAAACAGGGATAAAATCTAAAAGGCATGTCCATAGTATTTGTAGCTTTATCAGCATCATCCATTCTTACAATTTTATTAAACACCAATACATCTGTACTATTTTCTGGTGCCGGCCAAACCTTTAATACTGGAGCAGTCAACTTATCTAAAAAGAATTGTGAAGGTCTTGCCTGAGTTGTTTTATTAGGAATGTTTAAATATTCAGATCTACCTATACGGCTTATAGAAATATCTGTTTGAGTGCTATTGACGTCTCTTCTTACAACTACATCCAAAACATCTATTACGTTAGCATTTAACGTATAGTCTGTAGTTCCTTGTGTAACTGTTTGAGTTCCTTGTTCAATTGTCCATTGATTCAAACCTCTATTAGCCCATTCAGCTAACATTAAGTTTATAGATCTTTTAGCAGTTTTTAGATCGTAACCTGTTCTAAGTTCTAATCCACATCTCTCAAATGCTTCTTCTATAAACTCAGCTACATTAGGTTCAAAGTCTGTACTTCCTGAAAGTGCCATTATTCATCCTCTGCGTATAAATTATCAAAGACTCTATTTACGTCTAAAGTGTAGTCTAAATCAGATTTAGAATAATGTATATGTTGAGACGGTTTAAAGTCAGGCGCTCCTTCTCCTGTAACAAACCAAGCTGGATGTGTGGCTCTTACTCTATTATTTGGTAGTGCAACTATATTACCTGTCCATTCACCTGCATCTAGCAATTCCATAACATGACTGCTTTTGTGTTGTGCTGGGTCATCTGCTATTTCATTCTCAGCATAGTCAACCGTAAACATATATTTGGCTGGGAATATTTGACCGTCTATTTTAGCAAGCCAAGGACAAGGGGTTGCTCTATCTATTACATATACTGAATTATTATGTGAAGAACAGTCCCAAGGTTGTGCATCATGAACTGACATAGGTTTTGCAAAATCATCAACTAATGTATCTGCAACTAAAGCGGTTATTGGCATTCTGGCCCACATTGCACCCCCATGTATATTACCCTCGTTCCAATCTTCGCAGTTGGATTCTTCTCCGGTAAATATTATATGAAAACTTAAACACCTGGTTGGCATAGTGGTAACACCAACCGCCATAGCATGAAGGAACTCTCCATGGTATTTTTCGTGATTATGAGTGTACTCTCTTCTTACCCAACATTT